CTATGGGTAAACGTGCTGGAGTTACATCTCCATTTCTTAAAGAAAATATTTCTGAAGAAACTAAAAAAGAAACAATTTCTGAGCCAGATAGCGTAGCAGGTCAAGGCGCAAAAAATCTAGCTTTGGAAGAAGCGACAGTTGTTAAGCCAGTTAAACGTCAGTCAACAGTAAAAAAAGTTGATAAAACTGGGAACAAACAAAAGTTGGGTGCAACATACGCAGCTATGTATGGTCGTTTGCAAGACTCAAGTATTCCTGAAGGCCCAGGTAAAGAAGCTTTACGAAAAGCTGTAGACAGAGCTAAAAAAGATTACGAAAGTGCGCCTATGAAAAAAGGCGGAGCTGTTAAAAAAATGGCGTCCGGTGGTAGCGCATCTTCGCGTGGCGATGGCATAGCCCAGCGTGGTAAAACTCGCGGGAGAATGTGCTAATGGCAACCAAAACATTAGACGATATGATGACCACGTTACCTTTGCCTAAAGGTAATAAGCGTTTAAATTTTGATGATGAAGTTAAACCACTTCCTAATCCTAAGCCTACAAAAGCTACTGATTTAGGTAAGTACGCAACGCCGTTAAAAAAATTTGGTACGAGTGAAGGTACAGATCAAGCTTCTGCTGAAAGAAATTTGCGTCAAGATTTTGAAAACATGAAAGCTGATGAGCGTCAAAAGAAAGCAAGAGAAACTTTTGACAAAGCACCACCTATGAAGAAGGGCGGCAAAGTGAAAAAGTACGCAGACGGCGGTATGACACAGCAGCCTACTTATCCTTTCTACGGTAACACTCCGCAAGCTGGTGGTCAGAACGGCGGCATGAATCAAACATTCAACATGCAGCCACAGGCTAACGCAGCGCCTAATCCGCAGCAACAGCCTATGCAGACATTCAAGAAGGGCGGCAAAGTATCGTCAGCATCTAAACGTGCAGATGGTTGCGCTATCAGGGGTAAGACTCGTGCCTAGCGTGAGTAAAAAGCAGCACAACTTTATGGAGGCTATTGCTCACAGTCCCTCCTTTGCAAAAAAAGTTGGGATTAAACAATCTGTGGGTAAGGAGTTCGTTGCGGCGGACAAAGGTAAAAAATTTAAGGAGGGCGGTGTTATGGCAACGAAGAAGATGATGGCATTCGAAAAGTCTGGTAAAGACGTTGAGAAAAAAGGTATGAAAGAAGGTTCTAAAGCTGACATGGCTTTGGACAAGAAACAAATGATGGGTATGAAAAAAGGTGGTATGGCTAAATATGCTAAAGGCGGCATCATCGCTTCTAAGATGGGTGCTGTTAAGACTGCTGCTCCCAGCCGTGATGGCGTGGCACAGCGTGGCAAAACTAAAGGTAAAAACTTAGGCGATTCCGGCAAGAATGTCGGCATCATGGGCGGCGCTCGTCGCGGCAAATAAGGAGCTGTCATGAAACACTATTATGAAGAAGTAGCAGATCTGCACAAACAAGAAGGTGGCGCACCTATGCAGCACCATCATGAGCTTGTTGAGAAGCAAGTAAAAAGCATGGATGGCGGTATGCCTATGAAACATCATCATGAACACGTAGCTGCTATGTGCGGCGGTGGCATGACTAAGGGCAAGAAGTAATGAGGCCATCACGCGGCATGGGTGACATCAACCCTTCTAAGATGCCTAAGGGCGCTAAGAAAGCTCGCAGGGATGACACTGACTTCACCCAGTATAAGAAGGGTGGGAAAGTAAAACCCGTGTGGGGTAAGCCGCGTCCTAAAGAATTGGGTAAGCCGTCTGTACTTACTGCCGTAAAGAAAGCTGCGGCTAAATCCAGAGCTAAGGCAGCAGGCAGAAGCTACCCAAATTTAGTCGATAACATGTGGGCTGCAAGGGGAAAGTGATGGATGATAAAGATCTTGACCTAAGCTTTAACCCGCAAATGCTTGCTGCCGATAAAAAGTTTCAAGTTGGTGCAGGAAGAGTTACTGGTAAAAAACAGCTTAGTGATGACGATGAACTTCAAGCTTATGCTGATTTAATGGCGGCTCATGGACAAGGCATGGGAACAAAATTGTCAGTTCCTGGAGTTGGTGCAAGATATAAAAAGCAATTAAGCCCTGATTCTTCCATTGAGTTTTATGGTGAAAAAAGGCAAAAGAATGTTGGCGAACCTTGGTCTGCTGGGGTTGCGTATAACAAACAGTTTAAAAAAGGCGGCAAGGTTTCTACAGCATCAAGTCGTGCTGATGGCTGCTGCCAACGCGGTAAGACCAAGGGAAGGATGGTGTAAGGTGGCTGAAAAATGGATACAAAAGGCAATCAAAAAACCAGGTGCTCTTCGTGCTCAGCTTGGCGTAAAAGAAGGGAAGACCATCCCGGCAAAGAAGTTAGCTGCCGCTGCAAAGAAGCCAGGAAAGATAGGCCAACGAGCAAGGCTCGCTGAAACACTTAAAGGGATGAAGAAGTAATCATGCCATATACAACCAGTACCACAGCGTTTAATCCTACCCTTAACGATATCGTTGAGGAGGCGTTTGAACGCGTGGGCTTGGAGTTACGCACTGGTTATGACTTCCGCACAGCGCGCCGCAGTCTCAATCTGTTGCTGACAGAGTGGGCTAATCGCGGGTTGAATCTGTGGACTATTGATACTGGCACTATTCCTTTGATACAGGGTCAATATATTTATGACCTTCCTGACGATACTGTTGATTTAATTGAACATGTTATTCGTAATTACCCTGGCTCTACGGCAAACCAGATTGACATCAACATCAATCGAATAAGCGTATCTACGTATTCGACTATTCCTAACAAGCTGACACAGGGTCGCCCGATTCAAGTTTGGGTTAACCGCCGCTCGGGGCAGACAACGGATGCGGTTGCAGCAACGGCAAAGGTTCCGCAGATATATGTATGGCCTACGCCAGATCAGGGAACTGCTGATGCGCCGTTCTACTACTTTGTTTACTGGCGTTTGCGCAGGCTGACAGATGCAGGTAACGGTGTGAATGTTGAAGATATTCCATTCCGTTTCCAAGAGGCGCTGATATGTGGCTTGGCTTACAGGCTTGCTATGAAGCTGCCAGGCGGCTTAGAGCGCATACAGTTGCTGAAAGCTCAGTACGATGAGTCATGGGAAATGGCGGCAGGAGAAGACCGCGAGAAAGCGCCAGATCGTTTGGTGCCTCGCATGATTACTTACAGGTGATGTATGCCTAGTAAATATACAGCCGGTAAAAAGGCTATTGCGGAATGTGACCGCTGTGGTTTTAGATACCTGCTGAAAGAATTAAAGAAGCTGACGATCAAGACCAAGAACGTCAACATTAAAGTTTGCAAGACATGTTGGGAACCGGATCAGCCGCAGTTAAGTTTAGGTCTGTATCCAGTTAATGATCCACAGGCGGTACGTGAACCACGGCCTGACGTTTCTTACTGGCAGTCTGGATACTCAGGCTTACAGACGGACATACAAACTGGGCCATTGGTATCTGAGAATGGATATCCAAGCGGCGGTAGTCGGGTTGTACAGTGGAGCTGGAACCCAGTAGGTGGCGCAAGAAGTATTGATAATGGACTGACCCCGAACAACTTGGTAGCTAGTACGTCAGTTTCAAACGTAACCATAAACTAGGAGTACGAGATGGACACAAAGCAGGTTAAAAAGATTGCAGACGTTGAGGCTAACAAGGCTGTTAAAGGTCATGAAAAACGTATGCACAAGATGGCAAAAGGTGGCGTAACTACTGAATCCATGGAAAAATACGGTCGCAATATGGCGCGTATTATGAATCAGAAATCTAACGGAAGAGGTCGATAATGGCTAAGTTTTCGCAGAAAGTTATGGGCAAAGAAGTAGGCCAAGCGTCTGTTTATGCCAAGCCACATACCATGAGTGGTAAAGAATTAGATAGCGATCTGCCATATACGGCTGGCGCTAAAGTTATGGATGACATGAACATCTCTGTAGCTGGTCTGAGCAAGGGCAACTACAAAGAAGTTAAGACTGACGGTATCAAGATGCGCGGTGCTGGTGCGGCTACCAAGGGCACGATGTGCCGTGGGCCGATGGCATAAGTTTACAGTGACCTAAGAATAAGTTATCAATGACCTACACTGAGTTATACAACGCGATTCTGGCTTACACGGAAAACTATTCCCCTGAATTTGAGGCGGAAGTTCCGACGTTTGTTCGTCAGACGGAGACGCGCGTCTATAACACTGTGCAGCTTCCATCGCTGCGTAGGAATCAGACTGGTACGTTGACCGCTAGCAATAAGTATCTGTCGGCTCCTGGCGACTTTCTTTCTGTGTACTCGATGGCAGTAATACAGAACTATCAGTCAGCCAATGAGACCTACACATACTTGTTAAACAAAGATGTGAACTACATCCGTGAAGCGTATCCAACGCCGAACGACACAGGTTTGCCGTTGTACTACGCTATCTTTGGCCCATCGGTGAGCAGTAATGTAACCACAAATGAGCTGACATTTATCATGGGGCCAACGCCCAATACGGCTTATACGGTTGAGTTGCACTACTATTACTATCCAACATCTATTGTGGATGCAGGCACAAGTTGGTTAGGCGACAACTATGATCCAGTGCTGTTGTATGGCTCCTTGCGCGAGGCTTATCTTTACATGAAGGGTGAGCAGGATTTGATCGCCAACGTAGAAGCAAAGTACAACGAAGCATTAGGTGAGTTGAAACGTCTGGGTGATGGTCTGGAGCGTCAGGATGCATACCGTAGTGGTCAGACTAGAGTGAGAGTCACATGACAATCTATCAAGGACTGACTACGAGCTTCAAGGTTGACATGCTGAACGGCAAGCAGAACGTAGCATCAGACACATTAAAGATGGCGCTGTACACCGCGTATGCCACGCTAGATCAGAACACGACAGCGTACTCGCCAGCTAATGAAATTAGCGGTACTGGCTACACGGTAGGAGGTCAGGCGCTATCCAATGTGACCATCTTAAGTGGTAGCAATACAGTGTATGTAAGCTTTAGCAATGTAGTTTGGAACCCAGCTCAGTTTACAACTAGGGGTGCTTTGATTTACAACGCAACAAAATCAAATGCCTCGATAGCAGTATTGGACTTTGGGTCTGACAAGATTCAAACTGGTAACAACACATTTACAGTAATTTTGCCGCCTGACACTGAGTCCAGTGCGCTAATTCGTATAACGTAAGGAGCAATCATGTCTACTGAAAAATCACAATCCAGCGAGAAAATCTCAGCTGATGTGGCACGTAAAGAAGGTTTTGTAGAAGGTCTGTCATCGGGCGGTGTGTTTACCGTTACGTGCATGGACAAAGACGGCAACGAGAAGTGGGTAGATATTGCCCCTAATCTTGTGGTGAACGTCGGCCTGCAAGCTATGAATACACAGTTCTTTACTGGCTCTGCTTACACAGCAGCTTGGTATATTGGTCTGGTAAACAACACATCGGCATCGACTACATTCTCTGGTGGCGACACATTGTCTTCTCATGCTGGTTGGGGAGAGAACAGCAGCTACAGCGGCACACGCAAGGTAGCTTCGTTCGGCGCAGCTACATTGTCAGACCCCTCAAATATCAACAACTCGTCTTCGTCAGCTTCGTTTACCATGAACGCCAATGCAACTATTGCTGGTGCTTTCCTGTGTAACGTAACATCTGGCACATCGGGTTTATTGTTTTCGGCGGCTGACTTCCAATCGCCTGGTGACCGTACAGTGGTAAGCGGCGACGTATTGAACGTAACTTACTCGTTCAACCTTGACGCTGTTTAATAGGAGTTAAAGATGCCAACATTTAAAAAAGGCGATGTGGTCAAGCTTAAAGCTGTGACTCCAGAAGGCCCAATTACCAAGATGCGCATGGATGATGACGGTACTATTTACTACCTGTTGTCATGGACTGCTGAAGACGGCATGGTTCATGAGCGTTGGTTTACGGATGATCAGCTTGTTGCTGCGGGGTAAAGTGTGGCCGACGGAGGCTACAGCAGTGGCACATGGGGCCAAGCTGGTTGGGGTTGCTCGGTCTATGACTGCCTAATCTCCAACGCTGGTTGGGGGTTAGGTGCTTGGGGTTCTGATGGTTGGGGATTAGGTAATGATGGTTTAGTTACTGCATCAGATACATTAACTGGAACCTCTTATCATGTTTATGAATGTTTAATATCAAATGCTGGTTGGGGTCTTGGCATTTGGGGTGGAGCAAACGATGCGTATGGCGGTTGGGGTTTAGGTAATGATGGGCTGGTAAGTGGTTCTGATTCTATCTCAGCAATCATAGCTCCTAAAATTACTGGCAACATCTCTGAAACGGCAAACGTAACTGAAACATTTGTAGCTGGGTTTACGGCAAACGTAGCAGTTAGTGATACAGCAAACGCATCTGAAACAGTAAGCTCTGCAACGATATTAGTAAGCAGTGTTAGTGATACTGCGAACGCAAGTGAAACAGTAGTAAGCACGATTGTATTTGGAAGCACGGTAAGCGATACTGCGAACGCAACAGATACGGTTAGCACGAAAGTAATACTAAGAAGCACAGTATCAGATACGGTAAATGCGGCAGATCAAGTATCTATATTTGTCACGTTCCCAGCAAATGTCAGCGACACGGCAAATGCAAGCGAAACAGTATCTACAAGTGTGTACTGGACTGTAAGCGTAAGTGATACCGCAAATATTGCAGATAGAATAGTTGGTGCTTTTGCTACGTTAAATAATGTTGCTGATACTGTACAAATAAGCGACAACGCAAACGTAACAAGGATTACTGTAGGTGTTTTGGATGAGACGGTAACTGCGCAAGAATTTGCAAGCGCGCAGGCAATCTTCCAGACACTGATGACGGAGTTAGTAAACGCATCAGAGACATTTGAAACAAGCGGTACATTCCAAGCACGTATTGCTGAAAGTATTACGATTGCAGATTATTGGTTTGCGCAGTACCTGTGGAACTTGATTAATGATGCACAGACAGCGAACTGGGCGCCGATTAATGATGATGTAAATGGCGGCTGGCGGATGATAAACACGACAGAGAATGCGTCGTGGCAGGTAATAAACACCATTATGTAAGGACGAATCATGGCAAGTACATACAGTGGCAACCTAGCTATTGAGCTTATCGGCACTGGTGACCAGGCCGGTACGTGGGGTAACACGACAAATACCAACCTTGGCACCACGCTAGAACAAGCAATTGTTGGTACTGCCAACGTCACGATGACGAGCGCGACCAACACGGCTATTACGATTGCTCAGAACAACACGTTCCAAGCAGCTCGTAGCGTTCGATTAAATCTGATAGGAACAATTACCACCACGCCTTATTTGTATGTGCCTGCAATTACTAAGCCATACATCATAAATAATGGATTGGCTAACTCAGTTATTGTTTCTAACGGTTCTAACGCGGCTGCTACTGGCACATCGTTTACTGTTCCTGCTTATAGAACGGTAATGATTTACAACGATGGCGCAAATGTTACGGAAGCTATTTCTTACCACGCAAATCTTTCTGTAAACACTGTGACGTTTGCAGGAGCTACGGCAAATAACAGCGTGGTTCTAGGTAGTAACACAACAGTTGCAACGTATGTTGCGCCCGGTACTACTGGTAACGTATTAACAAGTAACGGCACCACTTGGGTAAGCCAAGCTTCATCTGGTATTTCGGCAGGTAAATCTATCGCCCTCGCAATTGTTTTCGGATTCTAAGGAGTTATTTAAATGGCAAATCCTAATATAGTCAACGTAGCGCAGATTTACGGTCAGACAAACTTTCTGACTCCTGCGAATACGTCTACGCTGGTATTGATTGCAAATACCAGTGGTTCTTCTAACGTGTTTAAAGTTAACCAAGTGGTTGCTGCAAATACGTCTAACGTGGCTGCAAATGCAAGTGTATTTCTGTACACCAGCGGCGCGGTGACATCAGGTAACTTAGTTGTGACTAGCTCTGCAAATGCGTTTGCGGTTGCGTCAAACATCTCTGTTCCTGCGTATGCTTCTCTGATCGTGATGGACAAAACTACGGCAACGTATATTTTGGAAAACAATGCAATCGTAGTTCAGTCTGGCACGAACAGCGCGATTACATTCTCAGTCAGCTACGAACAAATTAACTAAGGGGTTGCTATGGCAATTCATGGTTATCCCGGTCAGCTAATAAGTGCTAGTGCGCCTACGGCGTTTAGCTCTGCTATTTGGGGTTTGACTAGCCTTAATAAAGGTTTCTTTACTGAAGTACAAGCCTTTACAGCTACATCTACGTGGGTATGCCCTCAAGGTGTTACGTCTGTAGAGTATCTTTGCGTGGCTGGTGGCGGCTCTGGTGGTTCCGTTGCTGGTGGTGGCGGCGGTGCTGGTGGATTCAGAACGGGTTCAGGTTTGGCTGTTGTGCCCGGCACTTCTTACACAATTACTGTTGGGGCAGGTGGCGCAACACAAACAGCAACAAGTGGCCCAGCAAATTCAGGAAGTAATTCTTCAATAGCTTCTTTATTAGTTTCTACTGGCGGTGGTGGGGGAAGCAATAACGGGGGGTCTGCTGTTAGCGGCGGTTCTGGCGGCGGTGGCACACGAAATACGGGGCCGGGCGCTTCTGGTAACGCTGGTGG